GAGAAGATGATGACTTCTTGGCAACCTTGAATGCTATTCGCCACGAGTGCGGTTTTAGCTTTGCCCTATCCAGTGCCTACAGAAGCCCACAGCACCCCATAGAAGCGCGTAAAAACAAGCTAGGAGCGCATACAACAGGTAAGGCGGTGGATATACTGGCTAACGGAGAAAAGGCTTTAGAGATCATTAGAGTAGCTCAGAAGCATGGTATTAAGAGAATAGGCATACAGCAGAAGGGTGGCGGCAGATTTATTCACCTAGATGCGTGTACTGAAGAAGATGGATTTCCTACCCCTGCGATCTGGTCTTATTAGTTCCACGTAGAACATATAACGAATCGCCCTGCCTGTTGCGGGGCTTTTTTTTATATATTAATATACAAAAAGGTTTACATTTCAATTAAATGGGGGTATAGTTACACCTCAATCAATGAAAAAAGGCGGTAATTATGAAGAAAGTTAAGTTCGGTATCAGGTTCACGATCAACCAATACTCGCTAGCTGAGTTAGATATGTTCGTTGAGTGTGCTACCAATATTGAAGGGGAGCGCGACCTACAGGATCGCTACATCAAATTTCTCAGGGCTGTGCAAGACAAGCAAGTGAAGCCATCTACATTAGTTGATTCTGATGTCTTGGCTGTGTTTGCTGACGATCTTGAGAACCGCGCCAGTATCGACTACCTTGAAGGCCACTACGATGACGAGCCTGAGATTATGGCGGGGGGCAAAATGTTTTACGGGCGATACCTCAAACTAAAAGAAGTTCACGGCGACTCAATCAAATAAATCAAACGCCCCCTTCGGGGGGCAACTAAGGGGAAATCAAAATGGCTAAATTAGTAATCAATACTCAGTTGCAAGAAAACTACGGGGCGCACACTTGGTTGGGTGATGGAGAATGTCCGCAATACTGGAAGTTCAAAGGCGGTAATACATACGTTTTAGAAAACTTATCTGATGCCTGTGTTAAAAGAATCCTTGAGAACGGTATTCCTACCCTTGATAAAACCATCACTAAGCGTGATGACTATTGGGCTGAATACATTTTAGATTGGTCAATAGAAGATGATGACAAGGTGGTCTGTGAAGAATGGGAATCACCCTGTCTTTTAGAGTTTACCGATGGTAAGTGGATGTTTGAATATACAAATCACTGGGACAGAACCAGTAAATTCGAACTGGGCACTACCATCTAACAAATCTCCCCTGCAATCCTTTGCCCCTTCGGGGGCTTTTTTTTGGATTAATATTAACGAAAGGGTTTACTTTTATGTTAATATCAGGCATAGTGACACTTCATTCAATAAAACGAGGTAGTAAATATGAAAGATTACAATGGTTGGACAAATCGCAATACTTGGCTTATCAACCTGTGGTTCGGTGATTATATCCGTCAAGAGTTAGAAGAAGATGCCGCGACTACAGCAGAAATGCTAGAAAACATGGTTATGGATTGCATCCAAGAAGAAGTGAAGCTTTGCTCCTTGATGCTTCGTGATTTCCTAGACTTTGATGGAATCAACTGGGGTGAAATATGGGAGCATTACTGTATGGACATTTTTTATGGAGCAGAAGCCAATGATTAATTTTGAAAATCTTACTGCCTATGAGCGCGGTGAATATGACTGCCTTCATGGGCATGATGTCAGGGATGATCAAGAGCAAGAGTATTACTGGGGTTACGCTGACCAGTATGCAACAGAGCAGTGTGAAACTGCAAAAAGCGAATTGACTGTAGGAGGTTTAAATGAGCTTATCTAAACAAGTTTGGCAGACTTTATCTGCTATTGATGTATCTCAGCATATTGAGAAAAAAGGCAACTTATCATACCTGTCGTGGGCTTGGGCTTACGGCACTATGATGGAGCATTATCCTGATCTGCATTATTCATTTGAAATTGATAAATGCGAGGATACTGGCACTGTTGAAATTAGCTGTGTCGTTCATATCCATACGGGCAGTGAGCAGGATCAAGTAATGATGCGGCATATGTGGTTGCCTGTTATGGATCACCGAAACAAGGCGATAGCTAACCCTGATAAATTTGCTATCAATTCTAGCAAGATGCGTTGCTTGGTTAAGTGCTTCGCAATGTTTGGGTTAGGGCATTACATATATGCGGGGGAAGATATTAACCCTGTAGTTGCTAATGCGATAATCACTGAGGATCAGGCCAAAGAACTGAAGGCAATGATTCATGAACGTGATGCTGATGTTGCCGCATTTTGTAAGCACTTCAAATGCGAAAATCCAAGCCAATTACTCGCTTCGCAGTTTGACCGGGCTATGCATGCTCTGCGAACCAAGCGAAGGAGTGAAGGGTGATAATTTTAGATCACGAACAAGGCACTGAGGAGTGGTTTGCCGCTAGGCGTGGTAAACCTTCCGCAAGTAACTTTGGGCGGCTTATAACGAGGACAGGGAAGCCGTCTAGTTCAGCCGAAGGGTATATCAACCAGTTGATAGCAGAACGTCTTACAGGAAAATCTGAGCCTATCTACATCAACGAATGGATGCAACGAGGCACAGAACTTGAGCCAGAAGCTAGGGAAGCATACGAGTATGTTAGTGGCAATGATGTTCTTGAAACTGGATTCATACTCGATACGGGTTGGCGTTGGGGCTGTTCGCCTGATGGCCTGATAACCAATCAAGGCGGCATAGAAATAAAATGCCCTGCGCCCACAACAATGGTTAGCTATCTGCGTGACCCAGAAGTTGGCGTCAAGAAGTACTGGCAACAAATACAAGGATGTATGTGGATAACTAATCGGGATTGGTGGGATTTCTTCGCATATCACCCTGAGATGCCCCACGTTTTAGTTCGCGTTGATCGTGATGATCAATATATTGAAAAAATGGCTGAAGAAGTAACCAAAGCCGCAAATGAGATAGAAAACCAACTGGAGAAGTTAAAATGAAAGTAGGATTAAGTGTTCGTATTGATGTAACCAAGATTGATAAGTCTAGGCTGTATAAGGGGGAGAAAGGCACATATCTTGACCTGACTACCTTCGTTGATACTGCTGTAGCCGACCAGTATGAGAATAATGGCTTTATCAGCCAGACGTTGAGCAAAGACGAGCGTGAAGCCAAAGTGCAGACGCCAATCTTAGGCAATGTGAAAGTGTTCTATACCGATTCAGGTTCACCCGCAGGGTCAGCGGCTCAAGGCAATACAGCGGCAGAGGAATCTGCATTTGATGATGAAATACCATTCTAGGGTAAAAAAGCCCCCCTCGCGGGGGGCAAACCATAGGAGGTTGTGAGTCGGGGGAACCCACTCAATTAATATAGCATAGGATAATAGAAGATGAAATTAATACATGCAGGCGATTGCCTTAAAAGAGCGCAAGCAATGCGGTCAGTTAATAGTAGAGAGTTGGCAAAAATTACTGGAACATCACCACAGCAGGTATTAAGGTGGCGATCCAATGCCAATATTAAGTTGCATACCTTACAGTTGATATGCCTTTCGTTAGATATGACGATTCAAGAATTTACCAATTTGTAAAATATTTATACAAATAGGTTTACATTTGCGTGTATTACAGGCAAACTTCAAAAAGTGATCGGGCTAGAGGCTGACGAATCCCTTAAATCAAACGTCAGAGTCGCGTTGCCAATTGCGGACATAGCCCCTGCGATAACTCGGTAGTTATCAACGGATAGATTAGATATTCGATACGGTCACGAACTTTACCGCTGAGTCGCGTTAGCCCTCAGGTCGATTAATTAGCGTTTTGTTGTTAAAGGGTTACATTCGCCCTTATAAAAGTTTATAAAAAAATAATTTATTAATCATCAGGCGAGGCTTGCCGAGCCATAGGAGTTTAAAATGACACAACAAGAAAGAGTCTTATCTTATTTGAAAGAAGGTAACAGATTGACTTGTTTGAATGCTTTTAACGAATTAGGTATCACACAAGTTGCTAGTCGTATATTTGAGTTGAAAGAGCAGGGTCACGATATCCGCAAAAAAATGATTTCAGTGACCAACCGATATGATGAAAAATGTTCAGTGGCTGAATACTACTTGGGGAGTGAATGATGTTATTAAATACTAATGAAGATTGGCAACCGGAAGAATCAGATATTATCGCGTGGCAGAGAGCATACCCTGCTATCAATGTTCATCAGGAACTAGCCGCTATGGAGTCATGGCTTGACGCTAACCCTACGAGGCGCAAAACGTCTAGGGGTATCAAGCGATTCGTTAATTCATGGCTATCTAGGGCTCAAGATAAGGGTGGTTCACCTCAAGCCCGGTCAGGAACGAAGAGTGATTCTATTCGCGCCAAGTCTATTGATATGCAACTCACTGATATCTCATGGCTAGATGGTGAAGATTACGAGATGATGAAGCAGTATTATATCCAGAAGCGCGGGTTCTATTATGATGGAGGCTTAATCAATGGCTAGTAAATATCATCCCTCTCTTATTCCATTTAAAGGCGATCACCCGTATTTTGAAGATGGGGAAAGTTACAGCTACAGGCAATATAGTGATTGGACTTTTGAAAATGATGAGCGCAACGGAATAGTGCCTTCTACCATGAAAGGTAGGTTGCGGCATGAAGAATTTTGCGAGGCAAGGCACTTGTATCCGATTGCTGACTTTGCCGCTACAAGCGAAAAGGTAAAGCTACTTAAAGGCTACTGCAAAGAAACTAGGCTAAAGGTTTTAAACAGAC